TTTGGGAGCAGCGAAGAGTGTCTTGAAATCGCTTTGTGTTTTCTTCGCTGGCGTGGTTCTCCATCCAGGCGCGGTTGAGGCTGATTGCCGCTTGCAGTTGCTCGGCGGTGGCTGTGTAGATGTTCATAGCTGTCAGTGGCGGTGGAGTGGGGCGGGGATTGCCGACGATCTGGCAGGCTCCCCGTGGGCCAGGGGCCGGAGCCCCGGAGGAGGTTCCCCTCCCGGTGCAATCATCGTAACCCGTGGGGCACCACCTAGCCACCCATCACCGGGTCAGTTCACAAACTGTTGCGCCTCGCAGCCCTGCGCTTGGACATCCGCTGCCGGTTCGCCTCCCGCCCCGCTGGCGAGCGCTTCCAGCAGATGGAGCACAGCGGGGCCGTTCTACGTGACCGCACCAGCCGGTCGCAGGCTGGGCACGGCTGCGGGGCGTCGGGGTCGGGCAGGCCCTGCAGGCGGCGGCGCCAGCGGGCGGTGCGGCGGGTACTTGAGTCAGCCACGGCACTCCTCCAGCAGGGCCCGGGCGTCGCGCAGCAGCTGCAGCGCCTGCGTGAGTCGCTGGTCGTACTGCTCGGGCATCAGGCCCAGGGCGGTGAGATCGACGTAGATCCCGGTGAGTTGATCTCGGATCAAGTCGTGCATGTCGTAGTCGGTCATCGGTGTTCAGTCAGCGTGATGGGGTGGCGAACAGGAGCGCCTGTGAGGCGCGTCAGGCCGGGTGACGGTGTGACACACGCACCACGGCGGTGAGGCGCCTCGCAGGGGCATACAGGCGCCGCTCAGGCGTCCTGCTCTATGGCATCGAGCTGGGCGGCCAGGGCAGCCTGCTGCCGCTCCACCAGGGCCGACAGGCGGGCCGTGTGCCGGGCGGTGCGCTGCAGCCGGCGCAGGGCCGTGGTGGGCCGTGGCGCCCACCCGTCCAGCAGTGCGTCCACCCGTGCGTCGGTGGCGGCGGCCTGCTCCAGCAGGGCGTCCACCTCAGCCATCAGGGCGTCGGTGTCGGTGGCGTGGTTCATGGCGTGGCGTGTGGTGGGCGGGTCGGTCAGACCACCTGGCTGAGCGTGTCGCTCAGTGCCGCCAGGTGGGCGTGCGCAGCGCAGAGCGTGCGGCGGGTCTCGACCGGGAGCGAGAACCACAGGTCGGTGACCTGCAGCGCTTCGATCGCGTTGAAGGCGTCGGTGCTGTGGTCGTGCGCCTCCTCTAGGTCGGTGGCGACTGGAGCGGAGAACGTGAGGTCGTCCATGGCGAGTGGTGCGTGGTGCCCCATCAGTGTGCTCCATGTCGTCACTCCGTACCACACGCCGCCAACTGATACGGCCGTATTAGATTCGGCCAGACCCGTTGCGCCGCAGTCGATCCCGTCCGCGTGTGCCGGTGACGTAGTGGCACACATAAGAACGAACCGGCACACACCGCGCACACAGTTTCAGAACGAACTGGCACACGGTCAGCCGTTTTCTGTATCAGTCCAGCACAGAACAAGGTTACAGCGAACAGTTGTACTACCGCTGAGATACATTGCGGCAGCTGGGATTTGAGGAAGTGTATCGGCGTGCGCCTGTGGATAACTCAGTTTCCACAGGTGGCACACTGTTTCGCGTTACATCCCGTCACAAACAAAGGTGAGCAGATGTACTACAGGCCCAGGCCCGTTGCAGCGCAGGCGTTCTCATTGATAAGTGGTCCGCCCGTACTATCAGCTCACCTACCCAGCACCTGCCGGGCCCACCGTTGCGCCCACCCCTCGCGGCGGCCCCGATTCATCGCCAGCAGTTCCCGCGCCATCTGCCGGTGCTCATTGCTCGGCGCACCGAACGCGGGGGCATCACCTAGGGCGTTCTGCACCATCAGGTTGGCTGCGGCCCGCTGCAGCTCGGCGATCATGTGCTCTTGCTGGTGGCAGCGCTGAATCAGCTCATCCGCCAGCTGGTTCAGCTCATCGCGGCTCATCCTCGCCGCCCGCTGCCGATGGTCGGCCATCATCGCCTGCCTCGACAGGCTGAGGGTGAGATCGAGGCCCAGCATGTCCGCAACGCAGTTGGTTCAGTCTGTGCAGTGCGAGCCCCCGCCCTACATCACCGTGGAGCGTGACGCCCGTGGCGGCGCCTGCTGGGTTGTGGTGGGCTTGGGCACTGAGGTCCGCTGCTACTGCGGCCAGCGAGCGGTGGCGATGCTGGAGATGATGTGCGCCTCTCGCGGGATCCCGACGCCTTAGGCGGTCATTCGGTGAAGATCGGGAACGACCCGGCAAAGCCCTTGTGGCTGTGCATGAATCGCATCCCCTGCTGCGGGCGCTCGATCCGGTAGCCGCTTTGCAGGCCGTAGGGTGCGCATCCTGGCAGGCTGCCGTTGCTGGTGGCCCTGGACCCGAACCCCAGCGTATGGAAGTGGCCGTGGAAGGTGTGATCAGCCGGCACCGACTGATCCAAGTTCTTGGCGTGTTTGTCCACGTTCCACAATGGCCCCGCCGCGCCGCCGTTGTATCTCACCGAATCGCCATGGAAGAATCGCAACCGCTTGCCGTACACGTCCAGGTAGAGGCAGTCAGCATCAGCGATGAACCATTCCAGCCGCGATTCATCCCGGTAATGCCGGCGCATTGAGCAGTACGCCAGATGCTCGTAGCTGTTCTCGGTGGCGTTGCTCTGCTGCTTCTTAGTGTTCCGCCCATGGTTGCCCACGTTGCACGGGATCAGGATCCTCTCCAGGTCGGAATGCTGCAGCAGGTAGTCCAGCCCCCGCACGATCGCCCGTTCACACCTGACGATCTGCTGCGTGGTGGTCAGCGTCTGATTCTGCACCGCATCACCGTGTAGCTCCCCTTCAATCAGGTCGCCGCCCAGCCAGATCACGGCCTCCCGAATTGTCGCCGTGCTCCGTTGTCCGTTGATCACCTTCAGCGCATTGCGGAACACGGCATCTAGCCGGTCGTCGAAAATCTCTGGGTTGAACTCGTTGAGCCCGTTGACGGATGACGGTTTGACGATCTGCCCGCAGTGCAGATCGGACAGCAGCAGGATCGGCACCGCCTCATCTTTCTGCGGATCCTTTGGCGGGGTGATCGTGCCTTGGTCAAAAATGTCCTTGATTTCAAGCGCCACCGTCAGCGCATCCTGCACCGCCTCCAATTTGGCCAGGGCCCTTTCTGCGCTGGCTTTGGCATCCCGCGTCTCTGCCCGCAGCCGGCGCGCCTCCAGCTGTAGCGCCAGCACATCATCAGCTGTATCGCTGCGCTTGCCGTTGGGGCAGCACCCCGGCTTGCATAAAGGCCGCCGCTGGCCCGACTGTTCAACCCACTCAACGGACGATTCAGGAATCCAAGCCCTGCAAACTTTCGACCGGCGACACTGATACGGGCGTTCGGTCGTCATCGCTTTAGGGGGTGATCACGACGGGGGCACTTGAGGCTTACCCTCAGTGTGCGGACTACTACCAATCCACCCATCAATTCGCGCTGCACGATGTACGCAGTGCCAGGCCTGGGCCTCAAACCACTCCCGCCAGTCCGTCGAGGATTTCGCCCCGTTGCAGCGGCGGCATGCCGGTACCAGGTTTTCGGCCACCGTCAGCCCGCCCCGGGAGCGCGGCAGCACGTGGTCGAGGGTGTCCGCCGGGTCGGTGCAATATGCGCAGGCGTGCTCCCACTCGGCGAAGATCCTGCGCCTGAATCGGGCTTTGGTGGCTTTCTTGGGCTGGAGCTCGGTCTGATCGATCAGGTGATCGAAGGGCATCAGCGCTCAGCGATGACTGCCCACCCCGTGTTCGCGCCTTCCACCATCCACCGTGGGCCGAAGTTCCGCCGGCTGTACCTGGCGAACCGGGCCACGCCTCCCAGGGTGGTGCCGCTCACCAGATCGGCCTCACCGAACGGGTCGTGCACGACCAGGTGATCATTCGTGTAGCCCACCACGATCAGCCAGTGACCGCCGCCGGAGGGTGCCGACACCGCGCCGCGGTGCAGGAACCCGACCGGCACGGGCACACCGCGGTTGATCTGCTGCTCCAGGTCGGCGAGCCCGGCCACCTTGGTGAACTTCGCCCGGATCCCGAAGCTCGACAGCGCCCGAATCTGCGCGGTCGGGTCGGTCGTGTCGCCGTACTGCTGGACCCGCTTCAGATACTGATCGTCGCCGTTCGGGCCGGCGAGGGTCCCAGGCTTGAGGTACTGCAGCAGCATGGCGCAGCTGGAGCTGAAACACATCCGAGCCGCCTGGGCCCGGTTGGCGCTGTCCATCTGCGCAAACCAGGGCACCTGCAGCGGGTTGCCGTAGCCGGTGGACTGCTGCAGCTCCACCGCCGCCGCCCCCGCCAGCGAGATCGCCGCCACTGCCCGTGCGAAGTACGCCTCGCGATCGGCTAGGCCGTTGGCGGGGTCGCGGCCGTTGACCTTTGCCGACACCTGCCGGCAGCTGGCGCCCTGATCCACGAACGCATTGATCGCGTTCAGGTGCCACCAGAACCCGGCGGAGGTGAACGGATACCGGATCGACACGTAGGACGCCCCGTCCATCACGTCTGGGTCTTTGATGTAGTCGGCGAAGCGCTGGTAGTTGTAGCGGCCCGTGAGCTGAATCGCCCCGGCGCCCTTGAACCGGCGACCGTCACCGGTGCGGTTGTTCCCCAGGTCCTGCCGGCCCTCGTAGTCGTCGCCGCTGGCGAGCTCCAGCATCCACCGCAGGCCGCCGGATTCGTGGCCGACCTGGGCCAGGAAGTGCCGGATCCTCGCCGGGGTGTTGATGCTGAACCGCCGCAGGCAGCTGTTCAAGTCAGCCAACTGCGACGCGCTGGGCGATCTGGTGAACACCGCCGCGGCCTGGGCCATCGTCACCAGCTCGGCATTTGGTGCCGGCGCTGCAGGGCTCCCCTGTGCCCGCCAGAGGTCGGTGAACTCCTGGCGCTGCTCAGTGGTGGCCCGCTCCCACGCGGCTTCCCACGCGGCCAGCTGGTGGGGGGTCATTGCGCCGGCACGGGCGACGTGCTCAGCAGCGGCGCGGAAGGTGGCGAAGGTCATTTCAGATCGGGCAGGCGGTCGCCAGTGGCGTGATCAGCGCGGCGGTAGAGCCGGCGCCAGGCGGGCTTGACGACCAGCTCTGCAAAGCCGGTGGTGAGGGTCCATACCGCCAGCCCCAGCAGCAGGTCAGCGTTCGGGTGCAGCGTCATGCGTCGGGGTCGGTGGGGAGGCGCCGGGCGCCGGGTGGGGAGTCATCCTCGTGGCGGTGCAGTGCCGGGTTCTTAGTCCAGTACCCGACCACTCCGCCCGCAGCCGCGCCTAGGGCCAGGTCAGAGGCGCGGGTGATCATGCTGTGGCCCGTCATCCAGCAGCTGTCCAGATCCTTGCCAGCCACACGGCAATCGATGATGTAGCCGACGCCGCCGACGATCGCCAGGCCGGCTGTCACGGCTCCCAGCCACGCGGGTGCTTGGCGGGTCATGTCGGATTTCATCGCCCCGCCTCCGCCCGCCGCTCCACGTCCCTAAGCCGCTCTTCGTGGTCTTTGAGCATCTCTTGAATCCCCCCAAGGATGGTGGTGGTCCGGGCCTCGAATCTGCCCAAGCCGTTGGCGATCTTCCAGAGGGCTGTGACTCCTGCGCCGCACAAGCCAAGGGCGGTAAGGATGATCTCGGGTCCCACTGGTGCGGCGGCTGTATCTGTGGTCAGTCTGCGGAGGCCTGCTCAATCGCCACCACCTGCACCGCCTCCAGGAACCCCTGCAGCCGCTCAGCGGCCATGCTAAGCAGCAACGCATCACCGCTGGCTCTGGCAGCCGCGTAGGCGTTGATCAGCCTGATCAGGTCGTCCTTCATTCCCACGGCAGCCCCGCAGCGGTGGGTGATGGTGTCAGCTGCTCAGCGAGCTTCTGATCGATGCGCAGCAGCTCGGCCTCGCCCAGCGCATCCTCCAGCCACAGCAAGACGATTTCGGCGTCCAAATCTTCGTAGGGGATCATCGCTTCAGGGTCGGCCGGGGCGATCTCAACACTGCCGTAGACCCTGGCGCTGCCGGCGGTGCGTTCCCAGTGGATGGTCTGCACCATGCCGGTGTCGGCTTGGCGGTCAAGCTGCAGGATGTTCATTAGCTGATGGTGACGGTATCAAGGAACCAGAGGGCGGGCGTGAGTATTTCAACCGAGTATTGCGTGCCGAACAGCGTTATGGCGGTTGGGTTGGTGAGTGTTACGGTGCATTCACCGCTGCCCAGGTCGGCAAAGGCGAAGTGAGTTGCTCTTACATATTGATATTCCATAATCGTGGTTGCGCCGGCAATGGCGCAAACGCCAGCATCAGTGTTAAAGATCCTGAAAGCATACTCAGCTGCTGGAAAACTGGTGGCAGCGTTAGAAGCGGTAAAGTGGGTAATGCTGAGCTTGATTAACGCTGCTCGTTGGGCTGATGAAGCAGCCGACTTAAACTTAAAGACGATCGTGCCGGTCGTGGCGGTAACACTTGTGGTTGACCCTGCCGCATATCTTTGAGAAATGCCATGGCTGCCGGCCCCAATGATGAGTTTGTTATTGGCCACCACCGTGCCGGAGATCTGCCCCAGCGGCTCGGCAGTAGCCCCAACTAGCAGCGCCCCGCCTGGCGAGATCCGCGCCCGCTCCAGCGTGTTCGTTGCCCACCCAATCACATTGGTCGCCGGCCTGAACAGGCCAGCAGCAGGCACCGTCGTGCCGGTTGGGTTGAGGCTGGCGCCAGTGATTGTGCCGGTTGTCAGCACGTTTTGAGCGCCGAAATCCGGGGCGATCTTGCTGCCGGCGATAGCAGCTGAAGCGCTCACGTCCGCATTCACGATCACGCCAGAGCCGATCGCCGTCACGCCTGAGCTGTTGATCGTCACATCGCCCGTGACTTCAGTGGCGGCCACCAGATTGCTGGAGTTCCCCAGCAGCACCCGGCCAGCCGTTGCGCCGCTGCCCACCGCATCAGTGATGCCGTAGCCCGCCAGGGTGGTAGGTAGACCCGTGAGGCTGTTGTAGCTGGGCGTGATCGTCACAGGCGACCCAGTCCCAGTGATGCGGCCCTTGGCGTCGATCGTGAGGGGTGTGACGCTGGTGGCCGCGTTGTTGACCGTGGCAGCGCTCACCCCGGAGTTCGACAGGGTGAGCACACCGGTGCTGGCCAGGGTCGCGTCACCCGTGATCTCTGTGACCGTGGCCACGTTGGAGGCGTTGCCCATCACCACCCGTCCGGCGGTGACGGCTGCCAGCTTGGTCAGGGCGATGGCAGCAGAGGCGTTGATGTCCGCGTTTACGATCGTGCCGTCCACCAGATTGGCGCTGGCCACGGTGATCGCGGTCGGCAGGGCTCCGGTTGCGAGCTTGGAGAGCGCAATGGCCGCATTGCTGGCCACGCTGGCGTTCACAACGCTGTCGGCGGTTGGCGCAGCGGTGATCGTGATGTTGTTGGTTCCGTCGAACGAAACCCCGTTGATCGTTCGGGCCGTGGCCAGCTTGGTGGCGGTGGCTGCATTGCCGTCCAGGTCGGCATCGATGAGATTGGCGGCGAAGTTACCTGACGCATCACGCCGCACCAGGGAGCTGACGACGGCGGCAGCAGTGGCCCCGTCCAGCAGGCTGAACTGTGCAGCGGACATGAAACCCGCCCCGCTGCTGCTGGCCAGGGCGTGCAGGCTGGTGCCGGTCTGATTGCCGTGCGCGTGGACGTGATTGCCCCTAGCGGCGCTGCTGGAGTCGCCTGCAGCGCCCGTCAGCCCTACCGCCTGAGGCGTAGCGGTGCTGAGCGTCGGGCCGATCGCCACCTGTGCGCCGGGGGCGTCCAGAACAGTGACTTCAACACCGGACTGCTCGATTACGGTCAGTTCAACCTGAGCCATTAGCTGTTCCTCGAAACGGTTTCGCGGACCTCGACAGGGGCCTTCGCGTAGTAGAACCGATCGGTGTCAGGCGTGGTGATCGATAGATCCATCTGGTAAGTGGTGCCGACCGGTAGGGCCAGCGCATTAGCAGGGGTCAGCTCCAGATCCAGCATCCCAGGGATTGGTGTGCCGGATGCCTCCGGCAGCTCCACATTAAAGGTGCCGATTTGCGTGCCGGCAGCGTTCTTGATGTCGGCATCGATCACCGTGCCGTTGGCGGTCAGGTCCAGCTCAGTGCCATCGATTTTCACGATGAACCGCTTGCGGAATGTGGAGTTGCGCAGGATCACCAGCGGTGCCAGCTCGGCTGGGTAGATCGTCAGCTGTGGCAGCGTCATGGCAGGGATTCCTCGATATTCCGAATCATCGCCTCATCACGTGAATGCGTTGCGTACGGGTCTGTGTTCATGCTAAGCAGCCACTGATACAACTCACACGCCAGCACCCGCTCATCAGTGGCGGCAGGGATGTAGCCAGGATCGGATGGGAGAGTCATCAGAGCACGACGTTAGGGGTGATGTTGAAGCCATGTTCGGGGCTGATGCCACGGTCGTAGGACCGCAGGCCCATGTTCAGGAAGAAAGTGCCATCGGCCTGATTCAGGGCGGCAGTAGTGATCACGGGGTTGTATCGCCTGGTGGATGCGCCGAGCGGGTGAGGCTCGCCATAGAACGGCTCAACTAGGCCGGTTGTATCGGCCAGTGTTGAGCCGTTCACCGCTGCCGTGATTCTGCCGCCGACTGCATAGGTAAGGCCTGATGTTCCGGCAAGGGTGTTCCAGTCGGCCTGAGTAGTGCTGCCTAGCGACAGGATCTGATAGGTAACGCCAGCCGCTGTAGAGTTAACATCAATCCCGTACTTAGGCAGGATCTGCGTGGTCTGATTGATTGCCAGGCCTGCCACCTTGAAGATACTTAATGCGGTGTTGTCAGCAGTTCCGCTGCCCAGCCTGGAATCAGCGGCGAGAAACACTGTTGCTCCGCGCTCCTGATCTATTAGGCCCTCATTGCCTAGCAGCACGCCACGGGCCTTAACGGTGTTGTAGCCATTGGAGCCAAACCGGCCAACAAAGCCCTGCGACACGTTGCTGGTTGACGAACCAGAGAATGGAGTCAGGAATGAACTGCGAACCACAAGCGACCGCTTGACATGGATGAACTGGTCCAGGAATGGTCCTGAATCATTGTCAGCGGGCTCAGCGCCGGCACTGGTGAGCAGGTGAATGTGATTCGCCAGGTAGCGGGTATCAGTTGAGTTCCGGTACCAGCTGCGATCACCAGCGGCTGTGCCCTGGTTGTAACTGACCCTGCCGCCCATCTGATCAATCACCACGGGCTCATTGGTGATCGATGAAAGGAACGTGTGATGGAACTGCCGCCAGGTCCAGGGGGTGGCCACTGAGGCTGATCCATAGTGCGCGTCACCAGACAGCGGCACGGCATTTGTTACCCCCATGCCGGCGCTGGTGATGGTCGTATTCCCGCGAACGTAGAGGTTGCTCCACCGCAGCTGCACCAGGCCGTTGGTGGCGATGTACGGCGCACGGGTGGCGCCCAGTGACTCCTTGCGCGATGGCAGGGCAGGGCCGAACACGATCCCGCGCAGATCCGCCACGTCCGTGCTGTTGCCCTCCAGCTGCAGCACCGGGGTGGTGGTCCAGCTGTCATAGGCCGGGTTGCGGCCATTGCTGATCCTGAGTTGATTCAGGAACGTGTCAACGTTCGTAGTGGTGTTCGTGGTGAATGCACCGCTGGGGAGGGTGACGCTGCCGGAGACAAGATTCTCTGGAATTATACTTCCCTGTCCATCGACGGGGAAGCTGCCGCTATTGATATTGATGCGGTTAGCTATCAGCTGCTGAGGTGTAATCGCGCCATCCGCCACCAGCTTGATCAGCTCCGGCACCCCTAGGAAGTGGAACCCGCCACGGAAGTCCACGCCACGCAGGCAGCGCATCTGCCGGCCGATAGTGTTTACGTGCAGTTGATTGCTAGCGCTTGCGTTGTCGCGCAACTGCAGCACGAACGAACGGAAGTTCACCCGCGTGGTCAGGTTGCCGTAGCCCGATCCATCAAACCAGGATTCAGCAGTGGCAGGGTCGCCGGTTTCGGGGAAGATCAGCGGCCAGCCGGTTTGAGTCGGGTCAGAGGCGCGAAACACCACATTGCACTGCCACACCGACGCCGGGTCGTAGAGCCCCGGCGCAGTCCTGATCTCTGCGGTCTGGTTGCCGCTGCCGATCACGGCGTTGGCGTACTCCGCTGCCCGCGCCAGGGTCGGGATCGGATTGGCCGGCGCGGTCGGCGGGGTGTCGAACATCTGATCGAGCGTCCGGTCTGCCGCCGTGGACTGCACGTAGATCGTGACCGTGCCGGTGGCAGCACTGATCAGCCGTTGCGCCTGCCGCCAGCGGTTCAGGCCGCGATAGTCCACCAGCGTTGGGTCAGACTCCATCGCCGAGTCGGTGCTGGCGACGGCGCCGGGCAGCTCGGTCAGCTGGGCGATGCTGGCCAGCTTGCCAGCGCCAGCGCGGTTGATTTTGGCCTGCGCTTGGCTGCCGAACTCGGCGGTGCCAGTGATCACCACATCCTGCAGCTGTGCAGTGGCGCCCACCTGGATACCGTTCGGGAAGTCCGTCCGCTGCGCCTCATCCAGGCTTTGTCCGCCGAGCGATTCGGGGCTGATGGTGGCGCCCGTGGCGATGTCTTCGAGGCCCTTGGGTGTCACCTCGAAGCCGTCTTCGTTGCTGCCCTTGGGCACCACCCGGCCGCCAGCTGCGGAGGTGAAGTAGTAGGTAAACTTATTGAACTCCGACATATCCTGCTGGACTGCAGGCATAGCTTTTGAGTAGTTACCTGCACCCGCCCATTCCCATTGATGATTGTATAATCTCACTGTACTTGGACGTCTAAATTCTATAGCCCAATTCCCTAATCCTGTTGCAGCACCACCAGATGGAGCCGTGGGGAAATCAGCTGAACTGCTCGGGTCGCGGTCGCGGCTGCCGGCGGACTGCGGCACCAGGGCGGCATGGGCGGCAGCATCAGTGAATCCCAGCGCCCGCAGCAGGGCATAGGCGCCCAGGTAGTCGGTGCCGGTGCGGTACTGATCCCGCAGGGGGCCGGCGCTGGTCCAGATCGTTGTCCAGTTGATCCCCAGCGTGGTGGAATCGTCTGCGTCGCTGGTGTCGGTGTCGAGCACCAGGATGGGCGCCTCCTGGCTGATTGCATCCTCAGGGTTGAAGTCCGACGGCATGTGCACGAACGTCTCGCCCCACAGCGCCGGGTCTGGCGATGCACCAGAGCTGACGAACGTCCCCGTGGCCTGCCAGTGTTTGCCGGCGTGCTTCACCACCGTTCCCTGGCGGTAGAACGTCGCGGTGGCGTAGGTCTTCGAGGGAGCGCCGCGGCGGATGGTCACCTCGCTGGTGCGGGTGACTCCGGAGCCAGGCAGGGGGCCCGTGCCGGCGGCGGTCACCATCAGCACCTCCTCCCCGCCAGTGGCCAGCACCCGACCGATCGCCCCGTTGCTGCGGTTCGGGTCGGTCTGCAACACGGCGTCACGCTGCGGAAGCCTGGCGCTGGCAGTGTTGTTCAGGATCAGGCTGGCCCTCCGCTCAGCAACGGTCCTGGTGTCCACCACTCGGCGGATGTAGACCCTCCGGCCCACCACGGCACTGCCTGCGGCCTCATTGGTGCCCGACTGCAGCGGGGCGGCGGTGATGCCGATTGAGGCCGGTGCAGAGCTGCTCCAGGCGCTGCTGCTCAGCGTGGCCCGCCAGTCAGCGCCAGCGGGGTTGTCGATCCAGATCCGGGTGCCTGAGGCGAACGAATAGCCCAGGGACTGCAGCAGTGCCGGGTTGGTGGTGCTGCCGGGGTCAATCGCCAAGCCGTTGGTGAGCGTGATGGCTGAGCCGCTCACAGCGGCCACCACGCCCAGTTCAACGCGGCGGATGTTGGAGGTCTTCTCGCTGAGGTTCAGCGGCACCCGCACCCGGCCGACCGCCCAGTTTTTGTCCTTGTTGAAGGCGAAGCCCTTGTAACCCTTTGCCAGGGCAGAGCAGCCGCCGAAGGTTGAATTGCCGCCGTTGTCGGTGATCTCCCCGCCGGAGTCCACCATCGTCACCTCAGACTGGCCAATCCCGAAGATCGACACCTTCTGTATGTAGGCGTTGTTGATCGCCGAGATGTGCCGGGTCTGGCGTGCAGGATTGCGGCGCACATTGTCGGGCGCTGCGTTGATGTACTTCTGGTAGTCCTGCGGGGTGTTGGTCAGGCTCACCCAGTTGCCGCCGACATACACCTGCCAGCAGCGCATGTCGGCCTGCTGGTTGGTGCCGGTGAAGTTGGCGCACACCATGCTGCGCAGACCACTCAGCTTGTTGCCATCCCAGAACGCCCCGCCCATGCCGTAGTCGGAGCGGACCGACACGTTGAAGATGTACGGGCTGGCGCCCCTGGTGGTGTCCCACTGCGAGTTGGGCGCCTGGCTCTGATCGATCGGGCCGACGATCTCATACTCACTGGCGCGGGCTGCCAACAAGGCGCTGCCCAAGTTGGCGCCAGTGCCAACGGTGGATTGGATCTTGGCGTAGAACGTATCAAGCTCGGCCTTACTGGCGGGGTGGAACACGTCCAGCAGGTGGACAGATTCGGTATGCCCGATCTTGTCCATTGCGGTGTAGTCGAAGAAGAATCCCGTGCCCGAGACCTTCAGGATGCTGCGGCGGTTGCTGTAGTCCGCGCCCTCATCCGCCACCGCCGGCACCCAATTCGGGCGGATGGTGGTCTTGCGCAAGTCCAGCCCGCGCATCGAACACCCACGCGGCAGCAGCACGCCGCCAGTCGAGGGGTTGAATGCGATCAGCTCGGCCGGGGTCGGATCCTTCGCCGTGCCCCAGCTCGCCAGGCTGGTAGACCCGCTGCCGGGATCGTTCAGGGCGATGTGGACACCACCGCTGAGCACGATCGTCACGCAGTCCACGTGCGCCCGTGGATCGCTGTAGGTGTACCAGTTCTTGCTGGTGATGATTGCCGCTTCAATTGCGGCGCGGTTGATGGTCTTGAAGGGCCGGGCTGAGGTGTATCCACACTCCAGGCGCTGCAGCTCAATCCGCTTCAGCTTCTGCTGGATGATCTCCGCATCGGTGGCGCCGGCTTCGTGGCTGTTGTAGGCGCCGCCAACGAATCGGTCTGAGCCGATGTACGGATCAACGTAGAGGGTGAATGGTGCATTCAGGGGGTCAGCAACCGCAAGCGCACCCGCCACCACCCGAGCATTGCCGCCCAGCTGGCGGAGCATGTCGATCAGGACGGCGATCTGCCCCTTTGCCTCCGCCTGGCTGGCAGCCACGTCAAGGGCGCCGCTTTGCCCTGCCCGCTGCAGCTGGCTCATCTGGTTACGGCGGCTCAATTCCTGCCCTCAGGCTATGGAGCCTCCTTTGCCAGCCTGATCTGGCCGGTCGCCACGAACTGCGCTGAGATCAGGATCACGTCGGTGGCGCTGGTGTTCACTGCCGTCTTGCCCAGCAGGATGTCGGTTTCGTAGAAGATCCGCTCTCGCACGTGGGTGGCCACGTTGCTAGTCCGCTGATCCACCAGCTGGAACCGAGCGCGGGCCTTGCTGCCCTGGCTGGTAAGCATCATTAGCCGGAGCATTCCTAGGCCGCTCTGCTCCCCTACTACGCGGCTGTGATCCATCTCCCCGTTGAACGATCCAGCGCCGCGCAAGGCACCCTTGGCGTACTCGCCGAACGCCTGGCCGATCGCTTCCTGGTCCAACTGGGCCGCGTCCATCTCGAACACCCACCCGGTCAGATCGCACTGCATCAACCAGCCGCGCTCTTCCGCATCCGCTGCCGTGTCGCTCAAGACCTGCGGCACCGGTGCCAGGTTCTGAGCCGGTTGCTCACCCTCGGGGATCTCCAGGTCCTCGATGGCCTGCAGCAGAGCCAGCGCTGCGGCCACGTAGCCGGAGCGGCTGGAGGCCGGCAGGATCAGCATTGGGCCGGGGCTCACGTTCCGCAGCGGGATCAGGCCCTGGCTGCCGCCGTTGATCGCGTCCAGCTCGGTGCTGTAGAACCGCACATCGTCCATCTCATCGCGGTGGATGTAGGCCGTCGCGGTCTGCTGAAACCCGACCGTCTGCGCCGACTCCCAGAACCGCGCCGATGGGTTGGCGCTCCAGAACCCGCCGTTGACCGTCCGCGCCGCCAGGGCGGGCCCCACGGCGGTCTCCCCACCAGTCCAGAACGCATGGCCATCGGGGCAGGGCGCCGCGCCGTTGATGCCGATCCCGAGCGGCACGCCGCGCAAGCTCACCAGCAGCACCTCATCGCCCGACTGGAACGCCAGATCGGTCAGGTCCAGCGATGGGGAGTCGCCGCGCTGCAGCCGCTGATCTGCCAGCACTGTGGGCGCCGGCCACTCCCGGCTCAGTTCAACAATCCCCTTGCGGCCTTCTACAGCCATCAGAGAGCACGGCCGGGTTTGCCGTTGATCACGAACGAGATGCTTACCTGGGTGTTGTCGCCCACGCTGGTGGCGATGCCTTGCGAATTGATCAGCGCGGGGCCAGAGATGGACTTGCTGCCGCCCTTGTAGATCGTCATTACCAGATCATCTGGCGTCTCACCATCATCGAAGATCCGATTCATCAGGTTCACCGTGGCCTGATCGTCGGTTTTGTAGAGCAGCGTGGCCGATCCGCTGGTGGTGCGTTTGCCGTAGCTGAAGGTATCGTCCAGCTCGCCTACGCCGGTCGTTTCCAGCGTCTGCCGCTGGGTTTCCATGCTGATGCTGCGGATCTTGGCCACCTTCTGGCCCTGGAATCGCACCTCGCCGTGCGTTGCGTTGGCGACAGTCATCAGGAGGCCTCGACCTTTGCCTACAGTCTAAGTTCCGCTCTGAATGTGCACCGGCAGGTGATCCGCCGGCCCCCCTGCACCCGGCTGCCCTCAGGGGGGCTGGCCCAGTACCACTTCAGGCCAGGGCCGGGGTTGAACAGGTCCACATCGGTGAGATTCTTGCCAACGATCGCGGGGAACGTCACGTCGAACACCTTGCCCCGTGCTGCCGTGTGCGCCGCTTTGATCAGCGCATAGGCCGCCTGGGTGATGTTGGCGAACTCCAGGGTCATCGGCGCATCGCTGGCGCGGTCGCCCCACTGACGCACCGACCGCACGCCGGACTGTGAGCGCATCTCGGTCACAGGGAAGTCCGGCTCGCCAAACTCGTGGCCGGTGGGTTGGATCTCGGGGAATTGAACCGTCATTGGATCACCCAGGCGCCTGCTGTATCCCAGTCTGCCGCCACCAACAGGACGCCCGCATTGTTGATCGGCATGTGCACCGCTTCGATGTCATAGACGCCATCCTCGGTCGGGGTGATCCGGCTGATCTGATAGGTCCGCACCTGCGTGCTGGTCTGCTTCACGGTGAACATGATCCCGGCTGGCGATCCCTGCCCGTTGGTGACCGTCAGGGTGCCGGCGTCATTCACCGCCCCGCTGCCGCTCCAGCTCACCACGTCGTAGGTCCCGTTGGCCAGTGGCGTGGTGCTCACCACCGTGCCATTGCCCAGCACGATGCCGTTGTTGAACTGGTCGTAGACCGTCGCATCCATCGCCACCCGGATCAGATCGCCAGGGCCCACGCCGGTGGTGATGCCCTCCATTCCGTTGTAGGTGGTTGTGAATCTGATCGTGTGGTCCCTGAACCTCCGCATCCTCAGGGCAAACTTTGCCACGTCGATTGCGTGGTTGCGGTTGGTGCAGAAGTCCGACAGGTTGATCGACTCCATTCGCAGGCTGTCGCTGCCGTGGGGCGCCGCCTCGCGTACCAGGACCTCGCGTTCCTCGGCGAACAGGCCGGGGTTGGTTGGGTTGGTGGAGCTGCGTTCCTGCCGCCACTTCACGCTGATCCGCGCCGGCTGGCGGTCATCAGGCGCGATGGACTCAAACTGGAAGCTGCCCTCAGCGATGTTCCCGGCAGTAAACAGGGCCTTGTGGGTGACCGCGCCGAAGGTGATAAACGGTACCAGGTCGTAGCGCCCGCCCACCTCGCGGAAGTCCAGCAGCATCGCGCCGGCCGTGTCGGCGATCCACTGCCGCGGCGATTCCTGATCGATGATCACGCCACCGTCGAAGAAGTACCGCCGATCGCGGCACCATTGCGCTGCCGATTGGAAGTTCGCCAGGTTGATCAGGTCGTCTGGGATGGGCCTGGGCCCGTACTTCACGTTGGTCAGCCGGTCCAGCGCCAGGTCTGGCAGCAGGTGCGAGGGGCCGGTGGTGAGGCTGTTGAGCAGCCGCCGCACCTCGGTGCCGCCGGTGACGTACCCGCTTAGCTGGCTGAACTGCCGCCACTCGAACGCCGAACGGGCATTTACGCCCAGCAGGCTGATGCCGGTGTACTGGGGGGCGGTCTCGTTCTCGCGGATTTCGTTGATGTAGACGATCTCATGCTCTGGCCCGTTGGCCGCCGTGGTCTGGGCCTCTTCGTAGACGAAGGCCTCGGCGAGTTTGCCCCAGGCGTCAAGGTAGTTGTTGTCATCCGGCCGCGGGATCCCGATCGACGGATCTCGCCGGGTGGTGGTGATGGTGAACTGTGACCGGGTGCGGCTCACCACCTCCCCGCTGCTCCGCCAGGTGACGCCGCCACTGGTGCCGCTGACTGCGCCGGAGAGCTTGGCGTCGAGGATCAGCAGGTCGCCGGTGGCCGTGCCGCTGCGGATCTCCCAGCCGGTCAGGGGCTCGAACCGCAGCTCCCACCGCTTCAGCGATGGCATCTCCAGCCGCAGGTAGTTGAAGGTCGGCTGATCGCTGCCGGAGCGGATCCCGAAGCACGGCGCCAGCTGCGTAAACGCACCATCGCCGAACTCGCGGAACGACACCCGGAAGAACGAATAGCGCTCCTCTGAAGTGCTGATCACACCGCTCTGGTACTGGTCAACGTTGATCCGTTGGCCGCGCTTGATCTTGTCGTTCTCGCGGAACAGGCAGGCCCTGCCGTCAATCTCGGCCAGCGTCAGCGAGTCGCGGAAGTTGCACAGCCCACCGATGCGGATCCCGAGCGTGCTACGAATCCCGGCCTCAATGATTCGGCACTCGTTGGTGGTGCTCACGTGGCCCAGCGCACACCGCAGCAGGTGGGGCGCCGTGGTGGCCGTCTGTCGGGTTGTGCTGGTGGTCCCAGCTGCCGTGATCGTGCCGGTGCTCACCGTGGCCGCAGTGCCGGCCCGCACCACGCTGAAGGTGGCATTGATTGTCTGCCCGGTGCCGCCCGCGCCGTCCTCAGAATCGCTGACGAAGATCCGATCGCTGGGGCTGCGGCCGGAGCAGATCGCCAGGGCTGAGCCGATCTTGTAGAGATCGCCCACCACGATCGCGTCGTCCCAGGCCTTCTGCCGGCCGGCGACGGTGCTGGCCACGTCGGCAGCGGTTTCCTGTGCTGCGTCAAGACCCTCGATCGGGAACACGATCAACGCCTGCAGCCGCCGCGGGCTGGTGAGGGCGTTCACCGGGCCGGAGTCTTCATCTACGTCGCCCTCGAAGGTGTACTGATCGGTGCCTTTTTTTTGGACCGTGATTGTGACGTTAAACCTGGATTGGATCGTCTGGCGGCTCTGTCCTGTCAGGCCGTTGTCCACCTCGATCAGGTACTCCACCAGGTACTGGCCGGCGGCGGCATCCTCGTTGATCAGCAGGGTCCGCACCGTGTCCACGTCGAAGGTGGCCGTCACCTCTACCTGATCAGTGCCGAGTGTCACGCTGCTCACCGTCATGCGAGCCGCGAAATCAAACCCGGTGATCCGATCCTCGGTGTCTTCCTCGTAGATTTTCGGTGCTGACTGCAGCACCACCGCAGAGGCCCAGGTGGCGCCGCCCTGCGTGCTCTGGAACGTTGTCTCGTAATCGCTGCTGCGGTCGAGCCGATAGGTGAACGAATCGCCCAGGCCGAACGACCCGGAGATCACGCCGGAGCGGGTTGAGTAGAACGCTGATTCCTTCGCCCGCTGCACCACCACGGACTGATCAATGTCGCAGGCAACGATCGCGTTGCCACTGCTGCCGATGGGCCGCAGCCGGGCGGTGAACTGCGGCCGGAGTTGCGGATTGAGCTTGAATCCCAGGTTGTTGCCGATCAGGCCGTAGACGCCAAACGTGGTGGAGGTGCTGGGCTTGCTGGTGGCGCTGAACACCGCCTGATAGGTGTTGCCCAGGCCTCGGGCCATGAACACGTCGGCGCCGCCGTCGTTCTCTGCGTTGCCGATGTCGTTTGCAGCGGTCCGGCCGGCGATGCGATCGGCGGAGCGGATCCGGCCGCCGTCCGGGCGGTGGTAGATCGTGATGCGGGCGCTGCTGCTGTTGGCGCCGCTGCTGCCCAGGTCGTAGGTGCCGATGGTGCTGTCGCCGATGGCGAACCCGTTGGGGTCGATTCCGGCCAGCCGGCCCTCGCCGAGCATGAAAACGGCGCGGAGCATCTGGCTGCCGCCCAGGCTCCAGATTTGCGACCACAGCAGGGTGGCGTTCACCCGCACGCCGCCATAGGCCACGCCGTTGATGGTCTCGCGGTGTGCATAGACCACGGGGATCGCCTCACCGATCGCCGCCACGTCCTGGACCGCATCGAACCCGCCACGGGGCGCCAGGGATTGGATGCTGGTTTGGTTGCGGCCCTGCAGCTGCCGTTGGCCCAGCTCTGCGCCGCGGCGGTTGCGGGGGGCGCCAGGGGCCAGCAGCGCGCCGATCAGCTGTACGCCGATGCTCACGGCAGTCAACACCAGCACCACGATCTGCGCTGCGGTGAACTCGATGCCAGCCGTTACCGCAGGCTTGGGCGCCTCTGCTGCACGCTTGCGGACCTCATCGCGCCAGATCTCGTACTGCTCATCGCTCAGGCCCAGCAGCTCAGCCAGATAGCGATCAGATGGCAGCATCGCGGGGCCTCCAGTATTCGAGGGGCATGAGCTGGCCGGCGACCTCCAGCGGCAACCACTGCGCCCCGCGGCGGTGATGCACGATCAGCAGGCCGTCATCAACCACCACGCCAACACTGAGACCCAGGGGCTGGCGGTGGAGCGCCAGCGCGTACTGCTCCAGTCTGTGGGGGACCATCAGGCGCCTCCATTCCCGCTGCAGCTGATCCCATTGCCCGGCGGCGGCCATGGCGAACCATTGCGGGTCCAGATCGGGCATGGCCAGGCCAGCGGATCGGCGGACCTTGGCGGCCATCACCAGGCAGCAGATCCCGTGGCCGTCGTCCGGGTCGGCGCCGATCACATGCGGCAGGCGGGCGCTCACCCAGGCCGGCCAGTCTGCGGTCATTGCAGCGTCAGATTCCCGCTGGTGGGCAGCGCCCCCACCAGCACCTGAGACAGCACCCTGCCGCCGGGCGCCTTGACGGCATCAAGCGGGCTGGCCAGCTGGAGCTTGGCGATCGGCTCGCTGGTGTCGTGCTGCAGCTGCTGCGCCGCCCAGTATTCCGTGGTGAGCAAGACGCCGAGGCTCTGGTCAACCCGGTTGACCTTGACGGAGCGCACCTCCAGCAGCCATTCGCTCTGGCTGGCCTCGGCAAACACGTTCAGGGTCAGGGCGGACGTTGTCGCGGCGATCACCGCCTCGGATCGATCACCGCCACGGGTGCTGGAGTTGGTGGCCACGGCAACGGGAAGGTGAGGGTAGCTCTGGCCGTTGTGCGCGATGGTCTGGCCGATGAAGTAGTTCTGGGCCAGCCAGGTGGTATAGGTGCCATCCCGGCGCTTGAACCGCAGGAAGTTGCAGATTTCCATTAGGGCAGGCCCGCCTGGCGCCTGATGGTGGGGTTGTTCACGTTCCGTTTGTGCGCCAATGCGGCGCCGCGCAGTTCAGATCTGCGACCGATGGCTTCGGCCTGCTTCCGTGTGACAAGCTCCTCGCTGTTGATCACCACGGATTCAAAGCGGATGGTGCTATCACCGCCGCCTCCACCCATGCCAGCAGCGCCCATGCCGCCGTCGATGCCACCCCGCTGGAATGGCACGGACAGGCCTTCCATGCCGCGCTGAAACGGCACCGAAAGGCCACTGGTGGACGCTGCAGCGCTGCCCTGTTGGGATGATGTGCCGGCGGTGGGAGCACTGGCCTGGAACGGCACGGACAGGCCCCGCAGGCTGGCGCTGTTGATCGACTGGAGCGCCTCGGTGGCCTCAGCCGGGATGATAGTGCCGGCTTGGTAGGGAACGAACAGCTCGGGGCCTTTTTCGCCGACTGGGTAGGGGCGACCGGCTGAGACGCCGCCGCCGAGAGCGCGACCGAAGAACGGGATGCCGGTATCGCCGGCTGCGAATCCGCCTGGGTCAAAGCCGAGTGCAGGGCTAATGCCGCCCTGCCCACCCGCGGCAAACGTCGAACCACCCCCAGCCACCGGACCCAGCGCCTTCAGGATCGTCTGGAGCGCGATCATGGCCATCTGCTTGGCGATGATCTCCGCGGCCATCTGCGCGAAGTTCTGGGCCACGTCTTGGAAGAATCCGGCCAGCACCTCTCGCGCACTGGCAGCGCCGGTGATCAGGTCGCGGAACGCATTGCCGAACGCCCCACCGATCGTCTCGGCAGACTTGCCCGCCAGGGTGGCGATGCTGGTCATTTCGGCTAGGTCGTCTTTCAGGGTGGCGATCTGGGCCTCGATCGCCATGCCCTGGGTCTGGAAGGCGGCTGGCTCGGCGGCCTGGCTGGTCAGCTGCTGCATCATGCGCACCCGTTCGGTCATCAGGTCGTTGATGTCCTGTTCGGCCTTGACCTGGGCGTTTTTCAGGGCGTGCTGTTTCTCCGATTCGATCCTCGCCAGCTGTTGCTCAGCGTTGTAATCAATGCCTAGCTCGACCAGCTGTTTCTCCAGCTCTTTGAACTCCTGCTTTGTTTGATTCGCCTTGTCATTGATCTCCATCTGCTCGAAGGCGTACTCCAGCCGGCGGCGTTCAAGATCAGTTGTTGCGCCCAGCAGCTCGCTTTCCTGGTTGAGCTTGACGACAGCCTGGGTCCTGGCCTCGATGAACTTTTCGAGCTCGGTGGTGGCGGCTTGTTGGCGTTCGCGGAGTTGCTCGGCGGCTTGCTGCTGTGCCTCGAAACCAGCATTATTTGCCTGCGCCTGATCAAACGCATCAAATCCCGTGTTTTCCGTTGACCCGCCAAAGAATGTCTGCAACGCTTTCTGCCGATGCGGGCCCATCCTTGCTACGCCACTCCTGGGGCTGGTTCCAAACGAATCGCGCGCATTGCGGTTTGCCCGTGGATTGCCCGCCAGCACCGTTGTATAAAGATCCTCAAGGCTTGCGCCTTGGGTGCTCATGCCAACACCCTTAAAGCGATCTTGAAAATACCTAACAACGGGCCCGGTTACCTGCTCCTCAAATGATTGATTAGGCGTTACGCCATACTGCCGCCGCTCAGGTATGCCAAACTGAATCAGCCCCTGATAGTTGCCGCCAGCGCCGCCACGAATTGACGGGCTGAAAGTGCCAGCGGTTTCAAAGCTGATGATCGTGGCCAGGTCGAGCGGGCTGACACCGAGCTTCTGCGCTGCGGCAATCAATGCCCTGGCGCGGCTTGAGGGCTGGAACGATGGCGCTGATCCGCCGCTACCTGCAGCCCCGCCACTGGCAGCCGCAGCCCTCACCCGCGCCGCTTCCCGTTCACCAGCCGCCGCGGCCTGGGCCTGCTGCTGTTGCTGCGACACGCTACTAGGCGTAAACGCTCTTTCGCCTTGATACTGCCTAAACAGCTGTTCTTCGCGCTGTCTGAAGAACTGCTGGCGCCCGCCGAAATCAAACAGCCCAAACGGCCTGGCGTTGGTGTCGCGTTCCGCCTGTTGCCGCGCCCTTAGTCGATCCTGAATTGCATTTTGAGCGGGTTGATCGCCACTGAACGCGCCAATCGTCTGATTGGCAGAACGCAATGCAGCCGCAACGGCATTGATAGCGGTTACGGTTGACGGCCCAAATACCCGAGCAAATGTTACGCCTAGGTTTTCAGACGCCACCCGTAGATCAATAAGCGCTTGACGACCAGTCTTGAACTGCTCATTTAGCTTGCCTAATTGGGTATCATTTAGCCGATTTAGTGCATTTAACACTATATCTGTCGTGATTTTGCCTTCTGCTCCTAGCTCTTTCAGCTCGCCAATCGTTACGCCCATTTCAGCGGCAATCGCTTGCGCAACCAGTGGCGCCTGTTCCCGAATCGACCGCAGTTCTTCGCCCTGCAGCACGCCGGAAGACAGTGCTTGCTTTAATTGAGTTAACGCGGCACTGGTTTCTTGCGCTGTTGCACCGCTATTCCTTACTGCTGCGGAAAAGCCTATAAAGGCCTTTTCGATCTCATCTAGCGTTACGCCGGTTGGCCTAAGCGACGCATACAGACTTGCGAAACTATCCTGAGCTTCAATGTTGCTGATTCTTAGCGTGCTCGCAATTCGCGCAGCCGCCACCTGTGCTTCGTTGTACTCTCCAAACTCACTCGCTAGCGCCTTTAACCTCACTTGAGCAGTTTCCGCATTCAGGCCAACCTGAAAAGCGCCCGCTGCAACCATCCCCGCTTGCGCACTGATTGCCCCAGCAATGCCACCTGCAGCGCCTGCCAGCAGTGCATTGCGTGCAGATAGTCCATTGCTCGATCTGGCGGTGTTGTCAAGGCTTCTAAGCCTCCCCTCCAGCCGCTGAATCTCAGCCCCGTACTTCTGAAACTCCCGGCCACCGATCTTCGCCTGTTCCTGCAGCCCGCGCAATGCCGCAACGCTGGTGCGGATCCCGGCAATGGTGCCGTCATTGGCGCGGGCGAGCTGCAGCGTTGCGGTGCGCAGCGCTGTTTTCTCCCGCTTGGTTACCTGCGCGGCCTGGCCCAGATCCTGCAGCGACCGTTTCACCCGATCGATATTCCCGCCGCCCTTCACCTCGGCCGACAGCCGGATGGCGGTATCCAGGCTCATCCGGGCCATGTGTTATCCGATCGCCAGTCCTAGGGTCAGGCTATGGATCTCACCCCACCCAAATACTCCCGCTCCAGCAGCCGCAGGTCCTCCAGCAGCCACACCCGATCGGAGCGCTTCACGCCCTCATCCTTGGCGCATTGAATGAACGCCCCGTAATCGAGGCCCACAGGGCCAGCCATGCCGACCCGCCACTGGGTCTGCATCTTCAGGAACCAGGCCAGTGCTTCGCAGTTCTCCGGCAGGATCCCAAACGTCATCGGCCGCTGCTCTACCTCGGGCACCTCCAGGCCGAACACGGCTGCAGCGTCCGCCGCATCCTTGCCGTCGTCAGCATCACCCTTCGCGGCGCCAGCGAGGAACAGCGCCGCGTCTATGAGTTTTTTGCTCGGAAGCCTCCAGCCTTCGCTGCCGACTTCTCAGTAGGCCGGCCAACGCTTTCGGTCCACGCATTGAAGATGGCCGACGCAGCGCCTTGCATCTGCAGCATCCTGGCCTTGGTGGCTGGCGTGAACTCCAGCGGCTCATCATCCTCGCCCACCACCTCATCACCCCAGCCACAGAGCACCTCGGCCGCCAGGTCCTGGTAGGTGCAGGGGAGCTCCTCGGTGACGGGCTCTAGGTCGGAGCTGCCCCGGTAGTCCCTAAGGGCTTCGTAGCGCCTGACCGTGGCCACCACCAGCGCGTTGTGCCGTTCGTTCAGCTCATCGCACTCCTCCTGATCGAGCATCCGAAAATGCGCGGTGAAGGTGTAGGCCTTCTTTACGCCTGATTTGGACGGCAGGTCAACACTTACCGGCCACTCGATGTGGTCCAGCTGATACAGGTGAAACATGAGGATCAGAAGAAAACGAGGCGGGTTTCGTCGTTGCCAGCTGCGGACTTGGGCAGCGCGGTAAATGGGATCTGCAACATGCTGGTCCCGTCAGAATCAGAGAACGAGAGGTCGCCACTGATTGCTGCCTTGGGACAGAAGAAAATGGAGCTTTCGGTAGCCGTAGTGCCCTGTTGCACAACGAACGGGCCATCGCTGGCGCCGCTGTTGTCAGCTGCGGCGGTAAAGAAGTTCTTTGTCGCCACAGGCGGGTTTTCGATCGTGATCGTGCCGTTCGGGTTGGGGCGGTCGGTGATGCGGGCTTTAGGTTCGCAGCCAATCAGTGAGCGGAACACGGTCGACAGGCCCCAGTCGAACGTGAACCCTTCAGAGCAGGGATTGAATCCCTGGAACCTCATCGCTTTGGTGTGGGTCGGGGTGACAGGCACCGGCTCGGCCTGGTTGCTGTAGATAAATCCTTCAGCGCTCCTAGCGGTGGGGGTGGTGTAACGGCCGACGCCGGTAATCGTGAACGTGCCGTAACCGTTCAGAGTGCTGTTGAGGGCCGGGCTGCCGCGGAATCCATCGATCCGGTGAACGTTGGTGCCGTCCTTCACCGCCACGATGGTGCAGCTGCTGCCGTTGCCAAAGGTGCTGATCGGCTGCAGCAGGGACAGCGCGGGGATCTTGTAGCCCACTGCGCCGCCAGTGAAGGATGCAGTGGAAGGAACAACCGTCACTTCACGGGTCGAGCCGTTGTGTGCCACGATCACGCCCTTGTGGCCGGTGTTGGCGCCGCTGGTGATCTCGATTGGCAGGCCCAGGTAAGCGTCAGTTGCGGGGTTGCTGCCGCCTAGGTCGGCCAGGGTGAGGGTGTTGGCGCCGCCTGCGGTGGCGGTGCCGGTTAGCTCGGCCATTGCCGAGACGTTCATACCGGCCGCCTGCAGCAGGGGCGTGAACCGGGGGGCAGTGGCGGCAACGCCAGAACCGCCCCACTCGAACGTGATCGTGACGGCCGCGTGCTCATTGGTCAGCGGTTGCCGGTCGGCGCCGAGGAACCCCTTGATCAGGGCCCGCTCCACGCGAGTACCAGTGATCGGGTTGATCTCCAGCGACACGATCTTTACCGCGTCGGTATTGGCGATCGAGCTGGCCAGGGTGCCGTAGCTAGTCTCGGCCTTCACCAGCGCGAAGCTGTTGCGAATCAGGAGATCAGTCATCAGTCCTTGGCCTTCGGCGCGGGTTGAGCGGGCTTGGCGGGCTCAGGCGTGGGCGCCTCAGCGGCGGGCACCATCTGGCCACTGGGGAGCATCACAAACTCGCCAGATAGGCCGTGGTGCTCATAGTGTTGGTCGGCCGCCATAGTTAGGGGTGAGCTTCCGTACCCTCAGGCTATGGAGCGGCGTTGATTGCGTTGTCACGTGTCCGGTAGCGGATCAGGAATCTTTGGGTCATGCGGCCAGACGTGGCATCGGCTGCCTCCATCTCTGGCAGGTAGCCATCCGGCTGCACGTCATGGGCCAAGCCGCCAAGGGTGCGGTCGGCCATCATGCGGGCGTGAACGTCGGTCACGATGGGGTCCGCCAGCTGGTCCGGCACATCGCCGCGCACGTAGGTTTCGATCAGGGCCACCAAAGCGTTGTCAAGGCGCCCGAGGCTTGCGCCGGTGGTACTGGGAGCCTTCACCGGGTTGTCCTCGCCAGGGCTGACGATCACCGCTGGGGTTTCGGGCCTGGAGATCGCCTGCACGCGGCTGCGGTAGATCCTCGTGCCGACCCGCACCGTGCCCGGCAGGGTGACGGTGTGGATGTGGTTCAGGATCTGCTCTCGGAGGCTGGGGGCTGGGGTGGTCATACCTCAGTGTGCAGGGCACAAAAAACCGGGCCCGTTGGCGCGGCGCCCGGTGGGGTGGTGGATTGGCGGGGGATTGCAGGGCGGAGAAGTCGAGGGACACTACGAGGTGCGGTTTAGCCTCTCGATCTCTTCAGGCTTGATTGGCGTCCTGAGCCATGCCTTGAACTCTCGGTCCAGTTCGGCAAGGTCGCAGGCTGGGCCGATGCTGAACGAAAGCAGCGTTTCGGGCGGACGATGGGCCAGAGTGTTCTGAGTGGTGGTAAGTGTGTTCATTGCTTTACGGTATCGCCGCCGCGATGGCGTTGATCAGAGCGGTCACGCGGGCGTCCAGGAGGGCGAGGTTGAGGGATTCGCCTATGGAGTAGAAGGCTAGGCGGACAGCATTGGACAGAAAAGCTCCTGGGGTGCCGCCAGTGCCATTACGCGCAAATACATATATTTGGGAAGAATCAGGAGTGACGGAAGTTAGCACACCCCCTCCAGTAATTGTAGGAGCAACAGTTACTCCATCGGTTCTCACGGAAAACGTTGAGCCATTGTTTCTAGTGCTTCCCTTAAATCCAATGATATTGTGCGTGTTGGGTGTAAGCTGGTCGGCGCTAGGTGATCTGCTATTCCATCTATCGCGTGTATTAGTAGGGTCATTAAGAATCATGCTACTGCCAGAAACTAATACATTTGAGCCTAAATAGTATCCACCTGTACCTGTTGTAGATACATGAACACTCATGTGAAAGTTGTTTTGCGGATCAGCGTTGTTATTTCGGCCGGTGTTCAGATAGTTATTCGTCCCATTCCCCGCCGTCCCCGTTTTTCGATTGTAATTCCAACCGCCTTCCGTGCCGAACCGAGTCGGCGCCGCCCCCACCAACGGCACCAGCGCACCGGCCAGTGTGCGGGCACCGGCCATGATGCACGACGCCTTGATAGCGCTCCAGATCCCATCAGCTTTGCACCCCACCACAAACGCATTTATTGCATCCTTCACGCCAACTTCCAGCGCCTGGGTATCAGCAGCCTCCACGGCAGTGATGTACGCCTGCGCGTCGGGGTCGTAGGCACTCACCCTCCTTCTTTGAACAATCAGCATCCGATTCCCTCCTGCATAAGGCCCCCTGCGCCACTCATGCTGGCAGCTCATTGATCCATCCAGCAGAGAGGTCAAACGGCTGGCCTGCCTCGATCTGCTGGCGCAGTTCTTTCGCCCGCTCTATGTTGCCGTAGCCCGCCTCGACCAGTGCCTGATGGCGCTGCAGCAGGTCAACCATGGCAGCAGTTGCCGTGCCCTCCTGATCGCGCCGGATAGCCTCAGCCAGCAGCACGGCCAGCATCGGATCTTCGTTGCTCGGATACAGCCGGGCGTTGGCCTGCAACCTCGCGGCCTCCACCTGATTCAGCAGCTCGTCATCTGGCCGGCGCAGCACCTCCAACGTCTCTTCCCACGTCCCAACAGGGCCGCCGACCTTCGGGTTCGGATAGTCCACAGGCCCCCAGCTGGCCACCTCGTAGAAAATCTGAGAGTCGTACTCGCGCACCTGAGGTTCGCCCCTCAGGTAGAACTTGATCTGGGTGCCGTCGTAGGGCAGACCGAACAGGTTGGGCCACCTGGCGCCGGCTGGGTTGGTGGGCACATTGTTCCTCATCGGCACAAACAGATCGACGCTCTGGCCCTCGCGCGGGCCTTGCTCGTCGTAGTACCGAATGCCGGTGTCGAGATTGGTCTTGATGGTGTCAGTCATGGTTAGACAGCAGAACGGGTAAACAGAAATTGAGCGAACAGGCCCTGAGCCCCAGTGCCGACGCCAACCAGATCGACGCCGATCCGGTCCCCGGCGGTAAATGTCGGGCTGGCGATCAGCGAGGCGGAGGCATTCACCAAGCTCGCGCCTGATGCCAACGTGGCGTTGCCGGTCAGCACCGATGTCTTGGTACCGGCGGCGGTGCGTTTGTAGGCATTGAAGGTGCTGCTGCTGCTGCCGGTGTTGTCGATATGACTGCCAAACCGCACCGCTGTCAGCGTAAAGTCCCCCGATGGCACAGGCACAGGCCACTCGACATAGTTAGTCCCGGCGGTTGCTGTTTCGCCCTTGTTGCTGAGCACCAGTATTAGGCCGTCACCGAGAGGCCCCAGGTCGGAGTATGTGCTGGGAATCGACGGCAATCCCGACAGGCTGCCGTAAGCGATCTGCGCCCCATCGCCGCCGTTGTGGTCGTGGCTGTTGCCGTTCGTGACGCCTTGCGCTGCGGGGGCGAAGTCCGTGCTAGCTGCTGCTGCTGCCGTGCCCAGCGTGGGGCGCCCGCTTAGATCGCCATAGGCGCCGCTGGTGGCTACCGTCGCCAGGCTGCCGGGTTGGACTGCCGTCGCCGCGAGTGAGCCTTGCGCAGCCGTTGCAGCGCCAATGTCGCCCGGGGTGAGCGCATCAGTGCCGCCCGTGGCGTGGGTGGTTTTGTGCGCCGTGGGGGTGCGGGCGTCGGTCAGTGCTGCATTCCCTGGCTGAATCGCTGTGCTCGCCAGCGTGCCCTGTGCTGCGGTGGCGTAGGCCGCGTTGCCTTCCGCGGCGGTCAGGTAGCCGGGGTGGGGGTCTGCAGCTGCTACGTGGGCAGCCACAGCACTGCTGATCGCGCCAGCCGCCAGATTCGCAATATCTTGGGTGGTGGCGTCCTTCGTCGCCCCAGCCTGATCCATCGGCACCCGCTCAGTTCCATCGAGCGGGGTCGTGGCGTTCGGCAGGCCTGTGATCGTGGTTTCAGCCATACCTACAGAATGCGGAGCTGTCTGTTGTCGAGGGTCGTGATCCGCAGGCCGCTCAGCGTCACTAGGTAGGTGGCGACCTTCTGCACTAGCTCCAGCACCATCACGCAGAACCGGCCGTCAGCCAGCCGCAACGGTTCATGCTGCAGCTTGTACGTCAATCCCTCGTGCTGCACCTGGTCGCCATACTGCAACTCGCCAAACTGATCGGTCCTGGCGGTCAGCGCATAGTCCACCGTCACCACCTGATCATTCATGATGATCTGGCTGGCGCGGTCCATAATCCCCAAGCCAACAACGGCCCCAGCAGTGACGCTGGAGCCGAAGTCAGCCAGCAGGAAATCATCGGGGATTTCCTGGAGCATGGTCAGACCGCGTAACGGGCGCCGCCGACAGCCACGCAGGTGACAGTGGCGGAAAAGCTGCCGGTTTCATCGGTGAAGGCCAGCCGCACAAACTTGCCCACCTTGTCGCGGGGGATCGACAGCTTCTGCAGGGCGGCGGTGCTGCCAAGATCGGCAAACGCTCCACCGGCAACGTCCGTAGCATCGCTGCCATCGGAAGCGTTGCCAGCCTGCACTTTCACCTTGATCGCGGTGCTGGAGGCGCTGGCGGCGGCATACAGCAGCAGCAGCAGATCGCCGTCAACGCTGCTCACGTCCACCGCAGTGGTGTTGCCCGCGGCGTCGCGGGTGGCAGGAGCCAGGATGGTGAATGTCTGGAGTTGCTCCAGGTTTCTGAGTTCAATGGCCATTGATCAATCCTCCGGGG